AGCACGCGCAGGAGCTCCACGAGCACGAGCAGCAAGACCGCGGCCCAGAGCGGCGCCTTATTCATGGCGCTCGCGATCGTCAGCGCGAAGGCTACCAGCACCAACAGCAGCGTGATCGTCAGCATTGGGGTTTCCCTCTTACCGTTTCCGCCGTTCGTTACCGTCCCATGTGAGTTGCTGTTCCGCTTCGTGGCGCCCGATCAACCGCTGCAACGTGCCGTTGAGCGAGTTCTGCCCGGTCTCCAGTTTTTCGGCGACGGCGATCAACCTCGACTCGTTCTGCAGAAAGCGGTTCGAGTGTGCCTCCAGCGCCGCCGCGTGCGTCTCGAGCATCGTCTCCATATGGGAGAATCGCGCACCTAGCCACAGCAGGCTCCCGATGACGGTCAGGATGAAGCCGCCGAGGGCCACGGTCACACTCGCCGCGATGGCCCAGGACGGCATCAGACACCGTTTCGCAGCGTGACGAGCCGCAACAGTTCTTGCCGCAAATCGTCATTCTCGCGGCGGATATCTGTGCGCAATCGATCAGGCAATCCCTGCACTTCGCTGGCAAGGTCTGACACCTTCCCGCCGCCCTTATCAATGCGCTGGTCGATCGCGTCGCAGCGCTTCTCCAGGCTGTCGAGCCGATGGATGACCAGCGCTTCTCGACGTCCGGAGATGTACAGGAAGACACCAACGGCTGAGGTGATGACAAATTGCCCGATCGCAAGCCAATTCGCCAGCGTCACCGAATGGCCCACTCCCATGCGCCAAGAATCAGGGTGACCACTAAAAATCCCCACGCGATCCGCTTGCTCCGCCTCACGCCGCGCATTAGGGCCACATCCTCGACAAACTTGCACATGTTCAGTACTCGATTCCCCATTCGGCGCACGAATGCACCGTGATTGCCAACAAGGTCTGTCACGATCGCGCACCATCCGCCACAATACGCGTAGGCAGGAAGGGCGCGGGTGTTCACCGCGTCACTCTTGCTTAGGGTGACCGGCCGCTCTCATCAGTTGCCGGTCGCCCGCCTCGTCGTTACTTCCGTGGCGCGCCCGTCATAACCGCGCCGGGATTCTGTGTCTTCCCCTCTGCGAGCGCCGCGATCCCCTCGATCGTGCGCTTGACCTGTCCGGCCGGATAGTGGAGCAGCACGCCGCCGACATCGTTCAGCGCGCGCCAGAACGCCGCATCTGCCTCACCCTGCCGTGCCTGTTGCCCGAGTCGTGCGAGCGATGCGAACGCGCGAGCCCCGGCCGGCCCTTCGTACCCGAATGCACCGGTCAGCGCGCCGGACACTTCGCGCAGCCCAAGCATCGTCCCCGCAACGTAACTGGCATTCTCCCAAGCGATTTTGGTCGCGATATCGTCGTCCTCATCGCTGCCAGGACGGAGCCCTTCGCGTACGAGATAACCGAGCGTCGCTGGCACGATGAACAGCATCATGTAGTCCGCGGCGAGACGTCCGACCTCGACAGGATTCCGGTAGTGCGTCCGTCGCTGCGACTCGACGGCCTGGTTATAGAGCACGTTGAAGAAGCTGTAGAAGTTCGTCCAGAGCCGCATCATCGGCCCGCCGCGCTGCACTTGCGCGAGGTCCTTGATCTGGCCGCCACCCTGTGAATCGAGGACCGCCTGGTCCGCCCGAGCAATCGCCCGCGTCTCCGTGTCACCCGCAGCCGTCGCCTTCTCGTACTCGCCGAGCCAGGTCGGGACGTCCGCGACGCGTTGCATTTGCTGGATCATCCAGAAGTACGAATCAGCGACGCCCTGCCGCGTGACGTGATCGGCCGTGATGGTTGAGAGCGCCTCGTCGATCCAGCCGGAGAGGCTCGACGTCTCCACGCCGACTCTGTTCCGGATCTCGTTGATCTCGCGATTGAACGACCGGCCACGCGCCCGCATGAACGCCGACCGGTCCTCGATCCAGCCGACCGTCTCAGTCATGGCCTGCGGCGACCGCAGCCAGCGCACGACGCCCCGCGCGATCCAGGTCGGCCCGACGCGCACGATCGAGTTCGTCAGCCCGAGCGGTTGCAGCGCGGCCGTCGTCAGGTTCCACCCGAGCCCGGCGACCGTCGCGCCGGCGCGGACGTGATTCAGCGCGCGCTCAAATCCGTTGACGGCTGGCACGTCACCAAATGCGATATCCCGGATCGTTCCGCGAATCTGTTTGTAGACGATATCCCCGCGCGTCTCGAGGATCGCCGTCTGCACGTCCTTGTGACCGAGGATCCGCCCGACGTCGATCAATGTTTCGTGATGGGTGAGATCGTGAATGACTTGGTCGACGTGCTCGAACATCGTGCCGAAGTCGAGCCGGACAGGCATCTTGACGCGCTGGGCCCGTTCTTTCGTGTGCCCGCGCTTTGTCGTCGCCTGCGTGTAGGCGGCATTCCGTGCGAGGTTCGCGGCTTCGAGGTCGAGCTTCGCGATGGCCCCAGCCGAGAGCCGATCGTCGTAGCGGAGCGGGAAGTAGCCGCCGCGGATGTCTCCATTCGCGGCATGGATCGGGACCGCCTCGACCCAGGTCGGCTCAATGCCATACACGCGCTTTTGCTTGTCACCGATCGCCGGGCGGAACGATTCGAATAGATCAAAGACACCCTGCACGAACTGCAGGTCGGCCGCGCTGAGCGTGTCGAGTACGGCCTGGGCCTGCGCATCGGTCCAGCCTTCGGCGAGCCGGATCCGGTCGCGGTTGCCTTCGTTGCCCCAATTCATCGCGACCATGATCCGCTCCATCCGCGACATCGCCCGGCCGACCGCCGGCACCATGCGCCGCGTGTAGAGTGTCCGCTTCTCGCGACCTGGAAAGGCGCGCTCGACCAGTTCTGCAAATCGCTTCGTCGCGTCCGCCATCATCTCGGACTCGCGCGCCGCAGCGTCGTTCAGGCGGAACATGATCGCTTCGACCATCGGCCCGCCGTCCTGGAAGCCGTCCATCTCCCGGAGGAGGCTAGCGAGCTTGCGATGCCCGCCGAAGAAGTCCGCCACGGTCCGCCGGCTCTCTTCGGACGGAGGACGATCGCGGCGTGGCGCTCGACGCCTGGACCGTGCATTCGCCCGGATGGACTCGGCCAGCCGCGCCGCCTCGTCGTCGAGCGTGCGCTTCGCCTGCGTCTTGAGCAGCCGATTCTTCAGCCGCGCCAAGTGGACGATCTGGTCGAGCCCGTCCGAGACGCCTTCGAGTTCGGCGACCGTGATCTGCTGGTAGTTGATGCGCCGGGCATCGTTGAGCACCTCGTCGGGCAGGTCGACCGGCAGCCCTTCGCCTTCGAGTCCGGCGACGAAGTCCCGCACATTCGCGCGCCGTTCGAGCACCGTCCGGGACACGCGCGCAAACTCGTACCGCTCGAGCACGCCCAGAATCTGATCGAGATACGGCCCGCCAGCCAACCCGATCCGCGCCTGCGTCTTCGGCTTCGCGAGGTCGCGCGCCTTGCGGACGCGGTTCTCGACGTCTTCTTTCGCGCGCTCAGATTCGCGGTAGAGCGCCAGGTTGATGAGTTCCTGCGTCTTGGCCTGCACCGCCCCGGCGAAGTCCTGCCGCGCTGACCGTTCGAGGGCCTGCTGTGCCGCGCGTCGTGAGGCCGCCCAGAATCGCGCCGGTTCGAGGTCGATGATGCGCGTTGCCTGGATCCGTGTCCGCGCCGCGTCGCGGATGGCGCTCTGCGACGGGATGCCGCGCGAGAGGCTTCGCACCTCCGCGGCACCGCCCCGCGCTCGCGCCTTCAGTTCCTGAACCTGCTGTTCTAGCCGATCAATCTCGACCTGCTTCCGTCCTTCAGCGATGGCGATCCTGAGCTTGGCTTCGGCTTCGAGCCATCGCCGCTCGTAATCGCGCTCCGCCTGTTCCTCCCGGCGCGCCTGTGCGACAAACGGCGCCGCGGTCTGCTGCAGGTCCCAGAGCGCACGCAGTTCGGCACGGACCACCCCTTCGCGGACCTCGTTCGCTGTCGATGCTTGCGCTTCAGCCGGGAGCGTCCCATCGAGCAGCATCGAGCCGTGCTCGACCAGCATGCGGCGATCGGTCTCCGCGTCGATAGCTTGTTCCATCGGCTGTGCCGTGCTGATGGCCGTCAGGAGTTCATCGCCGCTGCCGAAGCCGAACTGCGTCGCGAGCACGTCCGGATCGAGTCCACCTTCGCGCGAGTAGGTGAACGGCGGCAACGTCTTGAGGCGTTCGATGCCGAACCGCTCGACCACAATCGCGCGGGACAGTCGGAGCGGTGGCGTATCGATGCCCTCGACCAGTACCGAGCCGTCCGGGTTGGTGCCGCGCCTGATGGCGGCCAGCGCGCGATAGACCGGCGCCTGATGTGCGGCCTGCTCGACATCGGTCCGCATCTCCACGCGTCGCGCCTTCCACGCGCGCTCACGTTCGCGCTGGACCTCCGCCGCGAGCTTGCGATCGAGGTCCTCCCGTGCGGTCCGTGACGCGTCCTCGATCGCGACCCGATATAACTCGAATCGCTCCGGCGTCATGCCTGCGGCTTCCGGCGTGAGGAACATTGGATCGAAGCGGCCGGAATCTTCTGCTTGCCGGATCGCCTGCTCCCCCGCAAGCATCCGGTCGAATACGCCGCGGACCTCGGCGGTCAATGGTGCTCGGAGTGCGCGCATGTGACGGTACACGCCGAGCAGCCAGGCGCGAAACTTCGCAAAGATAGAGCGCAGTTCAAGGGATGGCGCCTTGCCCTCAAAGAGATACGCCTCGAACATCCGGGCGAATTGTTCGTGCTGCTCGGTGCCAATTTGCTGGCGAGTCTCTGCGCCGAGCGCCTCAAGGAGCGCCGCGTAGTCCGTCGCGAGCTGTGCCTGCTGCGCCGTGCGGCCCTCGATCGGGATCTGCTCGACTAGGTCGGAGAAGACCTCGAGGAAGAAATGCCCGCTTTCGTGGAGGAAGGTGGATAGATCCGCGTTCTCGAATAGTCGTATCGTGAAGTGCCGATCGGACCCGAACGTGATCGCGCCACGCCGCCGCTGAAACAGCGTGGCCTGCTTTCCGCGACGTCCTGTCTCGCCTTTAGGTGGTGTGAGCGCGAACGGCGCCTCAAACTCCGGCGTCGCGATCTCCTGCTCGCGAACCTGCTCCGCACCAGGAAGCCGCGGCTGAACCTCACCGGTTTCGAGCACATCGACGGCTTCGCCAGCGAGCGCATCTTCGAGCGCGTCGAAGAGCCCTTGCCCAAACTCCGTCACGTCGAACGAGGTGTCCCCCTCGTCGGTCTCGACCGTCTCTTGCTGCTCGTCTGTCTCGAGCGCACCGGCGACGAGTTCCGCGTCGATCGCTTCGCTCAGCGCATCTGTAAACGCTTCGCTCGCGACAACGCCCCAGGACGGCGGCATGAGCGGTCGGCCGATGTGACGGTAGTCTCCAGCCTCGCGACGCTCCGCAACGCGCACAGCGCCTTCGGCAAGATTATTGTGAATGGTCCCCGACTCGAGCGCCTTACGGATCGCTTGCTCGACTTGTGCCCGTGAGCCGCGGACCTGCGTCGCGAGCGACATTCCGCGCCCCTTGTTCAGTGGTGCGAATGTGAGGACGTCGTTGTAGACCGGTGCACCAGGCGCACCGCCGACAACGTTGGCTTTGCCGCCGGCCGCGTTCCCGACCTCCGCACTCTCTGCGGCGATCCAGGACCACGTCTTTTCGATGAATGGAAATTCGCGGAGTTCGTCCGCGATGCGACTGAGCTCGCGGGTTACTTCTGGCGTGAGCCGCGCTTGGTCGGCTTCTGGCGTCGCGCGTTCGAAGGCTCCTTCGCTGGCGTAGTCGATGGGGGACGGTAGCCGGCGAGGTTCAACGACTCCGCCATCGCCTGCCCCTTCGACACCCCGCTCCGCATGAGCCGCAGCGAGTTCTCGAGCACGGTCGGAAAGGATTGACCCTGGAGCAATTCCGGATTCTGCTGTGGCATGGCTTTGCTGCTCGGGAGTATACGCGCCTCCGCGGTCTTCGATCACGCGAAATCCGCCGGCCGCTTCGATGCCGAGCGTTTCGCCCCGTTGCGGCCGGTAGTCGACCGCCTCCGGGCCGGTGAGCACACGCCGGGTGCCTTCGCGATCAAACACGACCCGCTGCTCGCGCGCTCCAGACCCTAGCCTCTGGGCTCTGGGCTCTGCCGCCAGTTCAAGCGGCGCATTCTCCGGCGCCGCTGATGCGATGTTCGCTTCGGCCGGCCCGGTTGTTTCCACAGGTGTAGCCGCTGTCCCGCTAGCTTCAGCCTCCGTCGTGCGCTCGATCTGCAATCCGTAGCGCTCAAAAACCTGCATCGCGTCGAGCCCAGCCGCCTCCGCGAGCGTCCCGACCCCGGCTTCGACCAGCGCCGCATAGGACTCCGCTGTCTGTCGTGGCACGGCCGCCGCTTCAAGCTGTTCGGTGAGCTGCACGCGGATCTGCTCACGAGCCGTTGGGACACGTTCCGCCGCCGCCTGCTCCTGTGCAATGGCCGCCTGCTCCTGCTGGAACGCTTGCGCCTCACGGGCGTTCATTTCGTCCGGCGCGAGGCGAAGCTCCTGCGCGAAGAACGCGTTATGCGTCGTGCCGGCCAGAGACGTCGCGTAGCGCGCGGTCGGGATCGCGAGGTCGATACCGGTCGCCTGCGCCTCTTCGAGCGCGTTGCTGTTCCCCGTGACGGCCGCCGCCATCTCCGCCGGATCGACGCCCTGCGATTGCCAATAGGTGGTCCACGTCTCGACCGGCGCGTACACATTAGGGACGCCGCCCACCTCGCCCGCCTGCTGCAGGAGGGCCTGGACCGCTTCCGGTGCCCGCTGTGTGGCTTTCGAGTTCGTGACACCCTCGCCCAAGGCTTGGAAGAACGCGACGTTCTGGGCAGCCCTGCGCGCCTGCTGGACGTCCTGTGTCAACCGGACTGATGGACCCGGCGCCGATAGCAGCGAGAAGGAGAGGAGCGCCCCGATCGCCTCGTCCTTCAGGTCGTTCGCGACGTCTGAGGGGGACCGAAGTGGAATGCTCGACCCGTCCGCGACTTTTGCGAGCTCGCCCGACAGAATCGTCACGGACCGCTGCGCGACCTCGACGGCCGTTTCGGCGGTCAGTGTGCCCGCATAGCTCTTGACCGCCTGAAACAGTGCGCCGCGGATCGAGGGGTTCAGAAGCGCCTGTCGCACAGCCCCCCGGGTAAGAGGCTTCGTGAGCTTGTCGAGCCCTGGGATGGACCGTGCCAGCGCGCCGAGCCCGATCACCTCCAGCCCACCGTTGAGCGCCCCGGTGGCGAGCGCCGCCGCCCGGGCGACGTCCGGATCGAGCGGCTGGCCGAGTTCGTCCTTCAGCTTCGAATACTCATCGAACGCCAGCCCGCTTTCGAGCTGGAAGCCAAACGCCGCACCGCCCGTAATCACGCCCGCCGTCATGCCGCCCGCGAATGCCGCCGGGACGGTGAGAATCTCTTCGGGCGTGGCAATCTGCGGCCCGACCTGTCCGAGGAGTGCCGCACCGGTCCCAGCTGTCACACCGGCCGGTATGCCGTAGCGCGCCCCGGCAATCGCTGCGCCGAACGTGATCGGGAGCTGTCCGGCTGCGCCCGTGACGGCCTTGCGGAACCAGGATTCACCAGCCCCGAGCGCGCCGCCCTGTTCCATCTGCTGCCGCAACTGCTCGAGCCGCTGCCGTTCGTCTGCTGTCAAATCGCGGAAGATCGAGGCATTCGACAACTGCCCGAACTGGACCTGTGCGATCCCGCGGTCCCACGCCCGCCGCGGTGCGGTCATCAGCCACTCGAGCGCCCCGAGCGGTTCCAGGTCATCGTGCGCGACCGCCGCGTTCGACTCGCCCTCCAGCCAGAACGCGAGATGCGGGGATTGCTGTTGAATCTGATCGACGGGATGCTCGACTGCTGCGCGCTGGCGATAGACGTCGAGGTTGCGTCCAATCTCTGTCGGAGGCACACCGAAGCGCAGCGAAAGCCGGCGCGCCTCTGCGGCCTGCTCTGGGCTCTCGGTGCTGGTCTGTGTCAGGGTCCGGCGCATCGCGAGCGTGCTCGCCTGATCCATCCGGTCGAGTGCTGCGTCGTAGGCATCACGAGCAGGAGGCGTCGCGACGGTGGTTGGTTCCGTCTGGTCGAGCGCCTCGTCAAAGGGATTCAGCGCCATTACCGGACCTGCGACTCGAGCCAGACGTCGAGCACGGTCGCGTTCGTCACGGGCCGCCCGCGCTGGCGGAGTTTCTGTTCGATGATGGTGCGCTGGTCGCGCGGGACGTCATCGATCGTCATGTCGATCAGTCGCCGCGCATCGTCGAAGAACGGACGTCCGCCGGGGAAGATGTTCCACCACGAGCCCGGCGTGGTGACGCTCTGACCGAGCAAGCTATCGATCGTGTCCTGGATTTCCGTGTTCGTGATCTTGGCGCCTGGCCCGAGCGATTCGAGACGTCGATCGAGCATCCGCTGCAGCTGGGCGACCGCCGACCGCTCTGCGGCGCTCTGCTCGCTGGGCCGCGTCTCGATGCCATACTGCGAGAGCGAATCATTGAGCAATTGCGTCTTGGTCCTGAAACTCTCGACGTCCTTCTCGGCTGCCCGGAGTGCAGCGGCCGCTGCCGCTTTCTGGGCCTGATCGAGATCCGCACGCGCCGCATTGGTGATCGAGAGTTGCAGTCCGGCGAGTTGCTGAAAATCCCCGCTCGAGAGTCGCGATCGGCTACTGAGGAGATTCACCTTCGCGAACGCCTCCGGATTCTCCATCGCTTGCCGCATCAGTCCGTAGAACGTGACGTCATCTGTCTTGACCGGCACCCCTTCGGCGAGTTGCCGCGCGTAACTGCGCGCATTCGACCGTTCGGCCGGATCCATCGTTGCCCAGACCGTTGACGGAATCGCGCGCACCCCTCGACCGCTGTCGAGGATGTCGTAGACGCTGCGGAGTGTCTCGCGCTCCGCCTCGCGCTCCGTCCGGTCACGCACGACTGCTTCGTGCTCGATGCGGCTCATGACGTCGTCGCGCACCTTCGGATCGTCGATGGCGCGCGCCTTCTCGCGTTGTTGGGTGAGCGTGCCGCCTTCGGTCAGGATGCGATCGGCGAGCGTCTGTCCCTGTTTCCGGATCGCGCCCTCTTCGAGCGCCTTCGTGATGTCGTCGAGCTTGTCCGCCTCTATTTGGTCGCGTGTCGCTTCGAGGTAGTCCTTCGCCTTCCCGGTCTGCTCGTTGGCGAGCAGTTGCGAGATCACGCCGACGTGTACACTCGACGTGACGGTCCGCACTTGCGCGTCGACGGCTTCCGTCCCCATGCCGAGCCGTGGCGCGTTCGTGCGGATCTGCTCGATGACCTTTCCGAGCGACTGTCCGACCAGGCGCGGATCAGCGTAGTTGCGGATCGCCTCGTCGACGCCGTTCGCGACGCCCTTCTCCAACTCATTCTGCCGGAACGTCTGCATCTCGCCATACACATGCCGGCGCACTTGCAGGTCGATGGTCTGCGCTTCCTGCGATCGAAGTTTCTGCCAGGCGAGTCGCTGCTGGTCGTTCCCGAGGCCTTGCTCGATTTCAGCCGTGACCCGCTCGAAGTCTCCGGCGATCAGCTCTGGCAGCGCGAAGGCTGTCTCGCCGCGCTTGGTGAACGCGCCATTCTCCGGGTGATAGAGGGTCTCACTCTTCCACGCGGCCAGCTGGTTCGAGGCCTTCAATAGCGCGACCTGGTCGGCATCCTGCCGCGCCTCTTCCGCGTAGCGACGTCGCTCCGCCTCCAGGCCGGCGACCATGCGGAACCCGAGTTGTGCGACCGGCTCGCCGAGTTGCCCGATCGCGGTTGAGACCGCTACATCCGCATCGCCACGCGCCGCCGCGAGTCCAGCCCCTTGTGACAGCGGTGTCTCCGCGGCCGTCCGGCGAGCTCCAGGAAGCGGAGCTATCGCGACGCGTCGTCGCGTGTACCGCTCAACGGTAGGCACTCGTGGCGCCCCCCTGCCTTCCGAAGCCGTAGCGTTGCTGCAACAGACTGGAGCCGGCGCCCAGCCCAATCCTGATCGCCCCGAGCGTGCCGGCGGCTCGCTGCCCAGCCGCTTGTGTGCGGCCGGCTTCTTCGAGCATCACGCCCTCGCTGCGAGCAATCTCTGCCCGCTGGCGAAGGTCCTGTGCCTGCACTTGGAACCCCCAGGCTTCCCGCGCCGCATTTGTCCGGATCGTGAGCGCATCGAGCTCGCCGAGCATCGCCGCGTCCGCTTGGACCTCGAGTGCCGAGCCGAACCCAACATCGACGTTCGCCGCGGCGAACCCGGCCCGCTGCGACCCGACCATCTGCCGCACATATTGGCGAAATCGGCTCTCGTCCTCCGCCCCGCGCTCGATCGCATCTTTCGCTTGCAGGTCGGCGATGCCCGCGTTCCAGTCGGCGAGCGCGGCCTGCGACTCCGCCGCACGACGCTCCGCAGCACCGGCTTCCTCCGAGGCGCGCGCCGCTTGCCTCGACGCCCGCCAAGTGCCGTACGCCTGCACCCCCGCGCCAATCGCGAAGATGAGACCCGCGGTCGTGAAGCCGGCCATGCGCTACGCCTTGTCCCCGTTGTAGAGCGCGCCGGCTGTATCGCTTTTCTTTTCGTCGTACGGGGCGAGCGCCATTTCTTTGATCTGGAGCGAGACCGAGCGCCGATGCGAATCGCCTTCGGTCTGCCGGTCCTCGCTGGACGTCACGCACGCGTAGGCGTGAATCATGACTTCCGCGCCGACGGTCATCGGCACGTTGCCGAGCTTCTCGATCGTGGCGTCGTCGAGATTCACGGTTAGGCCCCACGGGTAGATCGGCGCGTCCTCCGCCATCTTCGACGGCTCGTACTGCTTCTCCCGCTCCGCCTTCGTCATCTTCAGCGAGACGAGCTTCATCGCGTCCCTTTCTACGTAGTGGTTTCGAACGTGATCGAGGCGTTAACGACGATGTCATCGACGGCCGCGGTCCAATTGGCGAGGGTGGCAATCTGCACACGCATCTCGGTCGTGCCACCCGCCACCAGGAAATGCCCGTGCCCATAGACCGCATTGTTACGAATGAGGCATGAGGTAAAGACGGTGCGTGTCGCGGTGAACCCGCCGGGAATCTGAATGATGAGCGTGCTATCCGGTGTGCCCGCGATCGTGGCGCCCTCGATCCGGATTGACACGGTCATCGTGCGACCGTTCTTCGTATACGCGAAATCGGCAAGGTCTCCGGCTGCAACCGTGAAGGTCATCGCGCCATTGGCCGAGAAGTCTCCGGCGTTATAGGCGACTTGCGTCCAGGCGAGATCGTCCCCGACCGGCTTCCATCCGGTGTTTCCCGTGCCCGATTCTTTGATATAGAAGGTCGTCCGTTGTCCGCCGTCGGTCCGCCTCGCGGTCGACCCCACCGGCCCGGTGATCTGCCCCTCCGGAGTCCCGATGCAGACCCAATCCGCCCGGCCATCCACGATACCTGCCTGAATGTAGGCGCGGTCCGTCGAGATCCCTGCACCCGCCGGCACATTCGGCCCCATCGTATTTGGACCGATGACGAGGTCTGTCAGCCAGGACCCATTCGCGAGATAGATGCCGTTGACGCTGCCATCGACGAGGTTGCCCGAGAGGATCAGGCCGGCGAGAGTCGTCGCCCCGAAGTTCTCGACGAGGATCCCGTAATCCAAACCCCCTTTGCAGAGATTCCCTGTAATGACGATGTGCGTAATCGAGATCGAGGCGAAGACATAGATCCCGCCGAGGGCCGACGCGTCCCCATCGACGATATTAGCCGTGACCGCGACGTGACTGACCCCTTGCACGCGGATGCCGTAGGACGCCCCGGTCACCCGCACCATATTGCCCGTGATGGTGCCGTGCGCCGGCAGGAACCCCAGCGTCGCGACGATCTGAATCCCCGGCATCGCGTTGACGACGACGCGGTTATCCGCAATGACGAATTCCTCGTTCGACGTGTCGCCGTAGATCCCGCTGTCAAGCGTGCCAAGGATCTGATTGCCGATGACCGTGACGCGCTTCGTCCAGGTCATCCGGATCGAGCCGCCGCACCGGTTCCCGCTGATCACCCAGCCGGTTGTTGGATTGACCTGACTGACCCCGCCCACCTCGATCGCGTCGAATCCGGCCGGCCGATCCTCGATAAAGTTCCCGATCACGAGGACGTCGCCATTCGTGCCCGTGAGCGGCTCGCTGTCGATCGCCTGTGCTTGAATGTTCGACTTGAAGTAGTTGTTGAGGATCCGGACCCCGAAATAGCCATCGAACAGCGTGATCCCGTTCCGACGATTGTTGTCGAAGAGACAATCGCGAACCGTGATCGCGTCACAGTCGGCCGTGGCCCCCATAATGAGGACACCATCACCGCCCGTATTCTGCAATCGGAGCCCGTCGAGCAGGACGTTGCGCGCCCCATCACAGAACACGCCGTGCTTTTGATCGATGTCGGCCGCTGGCGTCGGATTGTTCCCCTCAATCGTGAACCCGCACAGTTCGACGTTATCGACGTCGACGAGCGAGAACACCCGGACGCTATTCGGCGTACCGCTGGCGAGCGCGACGGTGGCCGATCCCTCAATCCGCACATTCGACGGCACCAGGATCGCCCAGGCATTCGAGCCCGAGCGCGTCACCCGGTGTGTGCCCGTCGGCATCAGCACGCGGCCATAGCCGGCGTCGGACGCCACGTCGAGCGCCCGCTGGATCGCTGCCCGATCATCGGTTGCGCCGTCCGCCACAGCCCCGAACCAGCCGACCGGGAGCTGTGCACCTTTCGCAAACGCGACTGTCCCGGCCCCGGTAAAGACATGCTGCGTGGCCGGTGCGTCGAGATTGCCGTTGATCGTCAGCGTGAACCCGCCAGAGATCGAGAGTCGTGCGCCTGCGTCGAGCTTCAGCGTCTTGCCCGCCGGGATCGTGACGTTGCTTGCGATGATGTAATCGCCGCTTGAGGGGGGCACGACCATGCCTTGAAACGCCGCAATCGCCGTTGTAAACGCCAGCGCGTCATTGGTCGCCCCGTCGCCAACGGCCCCGAAGTCCTTCACGGAGACCGCGTCGCGGAGCTTTGCCCGCCCGGTACGCGAGACCGCCCCAGTTCCGCCCTGCAGGAACGTCAGCGCGGTGTCAGCCAGGCTCAGGACCGTTTCGACGACCCCGGCTGTCAGCGTCGCCCACGTCCACCCCGTGCCCGCCACGTTGACGATCGGCACCTTGTTGGCTTCCGGCATCGGGAGCAACGGATTGAAGCTTCCCGGCACGAGCGACTCCGGCACTCGCACTGAGCGATCGACCTCATCGTCGAGTTGCTGATCGACCATGCGGGCATCGTCGAACGCGTCCTCGTGCACCTCCGGAAAGAACGCTGCCTGATTGCGCAGGTCCGTCGACTGCAAGAGCGGCACGAACCGACGGATTGACAGCCGGTAGCCGCTCGTCAGATTGCCAGCCGTCAGCGTGATCGACCCGCCCAGCGCCCACGGCCCCGCGCTCACTGTGTAGTCGACCCCACGCACGAGGATCGTTTCCAGATTCGTCGTATCGCGCCGAATGACTCGCAAATCGTCATCGTCGCGAATCTTGAACGTAAATGGATACGTCGCCGTCCCGCCTGTCCCGAGGTAGTCGTTGCGACTCCCGATCCCGATCGTCATCCGCCTATCCCTCCGTGCGACAGAATCCCGAGCAGCGAGAGCGGGAGCGGATCGCGCTGCCGGATGAACACCCGGCCGTGATCGGTCCACGTTCCCGGAATCGTGACCTCGATCTTGCCGGTCACCAATGGCGGAGGCGAGTCGTAGCCCGGTAACGGAGACGGTTGATACTCCCGGAGTTCACTCGCGTCGATGCCCGCCCACACGCCACGCGAGGACTCGACCAGGAGCGCGACCGACTGGATCGCTTTTTTGCGATCGCGCACGTCGCTCTCGGGCGCATCGAGGTCGAGCGTTTCCGCATCCGCCTCGATCGGTAGGCCCACGTGCGTGACGACGTACGCACGAGGCAATGTGATCGAGCCGCCGACCGACACGCGGAATGTCTCCGAAACCGGATGATCCGGATTGCCGTTGAAGACGACCGAGCCATCCCCCAGAACACTCACGATCGCGCCGCGCAAATGGGCGAGCCCGGAGACATCCCGCCGCGCATGCCCCCAGGTCGAGCGCCCAGCGCCATCCTGGAAGACAGTCGGCACGGTCTGCACGGGATAACCGCGCACCTCCGCGAAGTCGACGAGCACCTCAACTGAGACCCGAATGCTGTCGAGTACGAGACCGTCCGCATCGCGCTCCTCGATCACGATCGCGTCACCGACCGCGACATCCTCAAACGTCGACGTGTTCGCACTCACCGTCAGCAGGTCGTTAACCGTCCATCCGCCAGACGTCTCGAGCGTGAGCACGACAGCGGTATCCGTGTTCCAGCCGTTCTGCGTGCGTCCGCCGTCGACGAAAAAGGCGTCTGTGGCGAGTGTCCGGATCGTGCGGGACGCGAGTTGCTCAAGCGTGCGACGTGTTGAGCCGTCGATCGTGCGCCGGATGACTGCATAGAGGACATCTTCCGCCTCTTCCTGCACCACACACACCGACTCAAACGCCCCGTATTGCGTGTCGTGCCGAGACCAGCCGTACTCGTCTCGCTGCTCGCGTGGACGATCGAGGATGTAGGTCAACGCCAAGAGCGTCCCGTCGGAGCGCACCGACCAGACGATCGAATGTGGGGTCTCCGCGTAGGCGAGCTGCTCGAGCGTGTAGGCGTCGAAGAGGTGATTCGCGAACATGGTCAGGTCACGACCAGCGAACCCCTCAACCTGCTGATCGAATTGCAGGTCGCGCAGAATCCGGCCGCGCACCTGGACATAGACCACGGTCGACCCGACGACGATTGGAATCGTCGAATGGGCCCCGTGATAGTCCACTTGATCGGGACGGATCGATGACGGGATGAGCGCGCCTGACTCGTCCCCTTTGACCAGCCAGACGCCAGACGTCGTCAGGATCACCAGCGTTTTGAGCGGGAGAATATGTTGCGGGATCTGCGCCTCTGTCCCGAAGATCCGCCAGGTCAGCGCGTCATCGTCCTGGAGCGGAGACGAGAGTGAGAAATTGCGCGGAAACCCTGTCTTGGACGCCCAGATCGTTTGAGGGTCGTTCGTCGATGCGCCGAAGATGCGCCGCTGCTGCACGTGCCCGACGATCGCCGGATAGTTACCAGCCGACGCGAACAGCGTCCGCGCCTTCGGCGGTGTCAGGCCGAAGTCAGGAGGAGCCCCGACATCCCTGAACGAGAGTCCCGAAGCCGACCCGATGAACCCGTAGACTCCGTTCGCGTAGGGATCGCAATAGACGTTGTATTCGGCCGCCCCCGAAACCGCCGCCCAACTCACCACATGCGGAAGCTCCTCTGTCGGGAGGTCTGCCAGCGTGACGCCAACGGCCGCGCTCGCAATCGACTCCTCGAGACTGTCCGTCATTGCGGTCACCTGATACGACCGCGAGAGCGTCCCTGTTGACCCCTTGACCGCCCCGAGCCCGCCCGGCGGAGACAACGTCGGTGCGGTCGTCACCACAACGAACAGCCAGTCGCTATCACCGCTGCGCGTTAGTTCTCGCGGCGCATGATTCGGATGAGTGAACGTCATGACCCCGAGCGCAGCTTGCGGCTGCAGTTCGAGCACCTCCGCCGCGGAATACGGCGTGACGATGGTTTCGACGACCGACCCGTTGCGATAGATCGTGAACAAGCCCGCCGTGGCGAGAATCAGATAGCCTTGTGTCGCGTTGAGGACGAATCTGAAGAGCCGAGGCGCGTCATCCGCATCGACGACTTCGAGGAAACGGAACCCCGCGCGATTGACCAGCCCGCCGGCGCGCTGAATCAGGAAGTTCCGACACGTGCGGAGCGCACCGTAATACTCGGCCCGGTCCGCCCGGCCGGCCCGCTCCGGGGACCATTCCCCGTACGCGAAGGCTCGCTGCACGCGTGTCGGCATCGGCTAGCGCCCCGCAATCCACGGGGCATCCTGATCGGCCCGCGGCGCCTGCTGTTCATTCGCCGCCACCGAGGACGCCCATGGATGCTCCAGCAGGAACCCACGCAGTCCGGTGTCCGCGATCTTTTCGAGCCGCGAGAGCGCCGGTCCGACCGCCATGACCAGCCGCCAGGCCAGCAGCGAGACAAACAGTGGATCGAATTCCTCGACGTCGGTGACCCGCACCGTATATTCGAGAACCGCGTCCGCCTCGTTCGAGTAGAGCAGCCGGCCTTGCGCGTCCCGCCCGACGCGGAAATCCGGCGGTCGTGACTCGCCCCAGATAAGCGCCTGATCCGCCGACGACGGCAGCCGCCCCGCTGACGTGACGAGGCGCCGCGCGAAGAGGCAATCGGACGGATACCGATACGCGTAGATCCAATCATCGTTGAAGGGATCGTCGGCGCTCCCGTCGACCAGCGCCAGCGTCGCGTAGGCCGTCGCCCACGGCCAGAACCAGGACCGGAGGACGAGGTCGCGCTCGTGGTCGAACACGGCCGCGATCGAGATCGCCTCTTGGCTCTGCTCCGTGTCGACGTTCGCGATGATGCGAGAGATCCCCATTCGGTGACAGGCGACGTTCGCAATGAGCGCTTTGGAGGCCATACAGTCCTTTAGGCGGAAATCGTCGTACCGCTCATTGCGACCGTTGCTTCATGCGTCGATGGGATCGCCGCCGTGGTTTCGAGCGTCATCGCGGTATCAAGGCTGCCTTCGATCCAGCACGGGAGCGTGATCACCTTGCTGTCGCCGCTGAAGTCGCCTGAGGTCCCACCGCTCACGTCGATCCGCGGCAATGAGAGTTTGGCTCGCCATTTGATGGTGCCCGCCCCGGACGCACCATCGCGCAGGACGAAATTCACAATCGCGAGATCCGAGAGCGCCGACGACGTCGCGAGCGTGACCGTGATCGACGTGCAGACATTCTTCAGCGTCCCTCCGGCGGATCCTTGCGTGCAGGAGGGTTGCTCGCTATTCCCCGCATCATCAGAGACCGCCCACGGCGATCCGTGTGGCCGCGTGGAGACCCGGAGAAACCCGCGCTGGGTCACCGATCCCGGCTGTCGATCGCCAGGCGTGTAGGTCGGATCGGATGAATTGACCGAGAACGGCGCCAGCACGAAGGCCCGGATATCCACCGTCAGTGCATGGATTAACGTCGTCAGCGCATGAATCAGGGCCGAGGTATCTCGGATCTGCTCCGTCGTCCCCTTCACCGACTTCACGAGCACTCGGATCGCCCCACGGACGGCGCTATCTCCGAGCCGTCCTTGTGCCTCGCGTCGATGCGCGTCACGATCAGCCATTAATTCACGCCAGCTCCGAGCGTGAGGATGCGGCTCGATGTACCGCTCCCGCCACCAGCGGAGACGTCCCCACCCTCCCAATTGTCGAACCGCTCCCCACCAGTGGACGATGTGAGGAACCCTACCCGCGCGTCCGTCAGCGTCGTGTCTGTCGCCCCAAGGCCGCTAATTGGCGTGCTATTGACCAACCCAACCAGCACCCCGCTGCCTTGGTTCTCAAATCGCAAGACGTCGCCGTTGGCCAGCGATACGCCCGTGACGGAATCCAACGACGTGCCAGAGCCGTTCACATGCTCGAAAATCTCGATCGTGTAGCTGCCACCAACCTCCTCGAAGTTCAGCTGGTAGTAATCACGATTGGCGTCTGTGTCTGTGCTGACATTAATGATGACCGCGAACTCGGCGCCGCCGGCCGTCGTGGAATAGACGATCTGGGAGTACACCGCCGAACTGGCGTAGGTGACGTTATAGCGATACGGCGAGTCGAACGTGCTTCCGCCTGCCAGTTGATTGCTGCTGACATTGGCAACCTGTCCGCCGGTACGCAGCGCGATCCAATCTCCGCCACTCGTCGCGCCCAATTCCCCATCCGCGTAAGTGAACGGATCGGTGTCGGTGACCGCGTGCAGCGTGATCGTCGCGAGCGCGAGCGCCGCCGCGAAGACACAGAGCCGATTACGGAATGTCGAAGACCAGCACCCAATCATCAAAGGCCCCCTCTGCGTTGTTGCCAGGCACGGTAAACGCCTGTGTGCCGGAGTTGGAAATGCCGGTGCCGATGGCCGTATACGTTTCGTCAGTCGGATCGAACCAGCGTGCGCGGAACGCCGCGCTCATCACGTTGCGGTTGATCGTGACGGAGCCGTCGTCCGCGGTCGGGATGTAGCACCACGCGAGCGTGCCGGCGTCGTCGGAGACGCAGGCGACATAGTCGGCAGCCGTGAGCGTCCCGCCGCCAGCGTTGACCATCGACGGCCGAGGTTCTAAGGTGTGCCACGGATAGGACGTCACGAACCGATTGCGACGGGCCATGTCCATGGCCATCGTCGAGTGCATGTCGTTCTGCCAACCCGAGTTGAACAAGAACTGCGTGGCGTGCCCCATCGAGAAGTCGCCGCCGATGACCGACAACCAGCCCCACCAGCCGTAGCGGCGGTAGGGCTCCCCGCTCTGGCCTTCGAAGGGTGTCTCCTGCACGAACGCTGGTAGCGTTGGCGAGTAGGCCCAGGCCCGTGCACCCTGATTATTGATATCGGTCGCGTTGGAGTAGGTGCCGTTCAGGGTGATGTAGCCGCCGAACACGGGCTGGTCGGTCGTGATCGACCCGCGTCGCCATTCAGCCGAGACGAGTGTCTGAGGTTGCGGGAGGACTGAGAATAGCCCGTCGAGCAGGGCCTGTTCGGCATCCTCCTGTTCAGCCGTGAATTGCTCACTGCCGCCACCGCGGTCGCCACCAATCATCCAGATCAGGTTTTTCTGGTTCCGATAGCGGTTCGCGACCCACGAGCCGTACGTCTCCATCTTGGTCGTCCCGTTGGCGACCATCTCGTCCATCCAGCCTTCGATTGGCGTGGTGGGGAATCCGACGTAGGCCGGGAAGAAAAACACGGCGAGGCCGAACCGCTCACAGTCAGCGAAGAAGCGATCGACGAACGCCCAGTACGCTTCATTCGGTGTCGTGAAATCGGGCGCGTCGGTGTTGATATTGGCGTAGGAGAGCGACCCATTCCACGCCGATCCGTCGAGTTCGTCCTCGAACGGTAGGTTGTTCTCGCCATCGCGCGGGACGTTGACGCTCGTCGCGTAACGGCCGGGGATCCACACTTCGACCGCGTTGAACGCCTTCGACACCGTATCGCCGAGGAACCACGCCGTGTCAGCCCGCGACAAGCCAATGATCGACCACGCGTTGTGCCCGAGGACGGTGAATGGCGTGCCGTTCGCTTCGACGAGATACCGATTCGAGGCATGCGCGCTCAGCGGAAACGCCACGGGCGGACGCACGAAGCGGACGCGATCCTGGGCGATTGCGGTCAGTGACAGAACGCAGAGGAGAACGACAGACCAGAATCGGCGCATGGAGGTTATCGCTGGACGTAAGTGAGGAGGCCATCGACCTGCACGGCCGCAGAGAGTTCGATGCACATCGCCTCGCCGGCCGCGCCCTTGAATTGTGTCGCCCCGCCATTGGATCGCACGATGCCACGCATGCCAGCACCAGCCGCGGCGGAGAGGTTGTAGACGCCGGTCTTGTTTGTCTCGCCGGTCGCACATGCGGTACCAGTACCGCTCACGAATTGAATAGAGACGTCCGCGACTGACGTGACATCGAAGCCGCAGACGTAGACGATCGTCGAGCCTGAGATCGCGACGAGTTCCACGTTGCCAGACGTCGCCGTGGTGATTGGGATGCCGATCACCTGCGAGTCGTCCGCGCAGGCGTTCTTGTCAGCGGAGAGCGCGACGCTGATCGAATTCGCCGCGGTCTGCTGGCCTTCGTTCGGCAGAGCGGTGACAACGCTGTTGGCATTGAGCCGCCCGTTCGTGTCGCACCAGAATGCGATGTTGCGACCGTCCGCACCAACGGCCGTCGGCGTCGCGGTCGAGGCGTTACAGAAGACGCCCGGGCCGGTCGTTTGCGTCGTGGTGTTCGTGGTCGCGTCACTGCCAACTGTCAACGCTGTTCCAGCGGCATCGACGGGAAGCGTCTTGACCGCGTTCGCTGTCGCGTCGGTCACCTCATCGCCGGCTGAGTCCCGTAGCCGGACCGCGCCGATGGTGTTCGTGCCTGCTGGAATGGCTGACGCAAGGTCGACGTTGCCGATGTTGTTGTCGCCGGCCGCGATCGAGGTGACCTGTGTCGCAAAGGTCCCGGCGTTGGTAACCGCGTGGCTATTAACCGTCAACGCGTCGACGTGCTTGACGTAGAGCTCGCCGTTGTTCGTGCCCCGCGCCGAAACGTTGTCACCATCGGCCGACGTCACACCGGCCAGCGTGTCTGCCCTCACCAGATTCAGCGCGTTCCCAACAGGATTCGCGGCGGCCGCGGCATCCTCGGTGTATTGCGTGCCCCCACCCACCGACAACTCCGCGCCAGCGGCATCGCGCAGGTTGACGTGAATCGCGCGCTGCGGCGTAAGACTCACCGCGCAGGTGTCACCGTCCGTACAGGCCGTAACGGTCGATTGGTAGAATCCGCCCACGGGTGTGAAGCTGGTGGTACCGGCCGTGAAATCCGCGTCATCAGCGAGCGACGTGCCGCCTGAGCCGCCGCATCCGCTATCACAGATCACATTGAGCGCCCCGGCACCATCGGTCACCGTGACCGCATTGGTAATCGCGGTGACCGCCGTCAACGTCCCGCTGTCAATGATCGCGTTGAGCGCCCCGGCGCCGTCTGTGACCGTCACGGTCCCATCCACCGTGAGCGGCCCGGTGCCGTCTCCCACGAGACAGGGCGCCGCCACAGCACTATCCGAGCACCGCACAAAATGCGGATCGTTCGCGGGTTGTGCGCCGGCCGTGATACCGCCGACCGAGACGGACCCTGTCGCTGCGACCTCAACTGGCGCCGGCTGGAGCGGCCCGCGTGAGCACGTGATTGCTACTGACGCATCGCTCGCCGTGGAGCGAATCATCGAGAATTGCGAGAGATTGTTTGCCCCGCGAATGTTGAAGGTCGTCCCCGGCGGAACCACATGATCGGACGCCGTTGCCGCGACGCCATCAAAACGGAAGGCAATGCCGTTGGTATTGACGCTGATCGTGCAGGATGTCGCCGCCGGTTGTCCGGTTGGCGTGATCGCTGACGATGGGAACGATTGCGCCGTCGTTGAAACGGTGACGACCGAATGTGTATAGCCTTGCCCGGTGGTGTTCTGTGCCCGTGCGAGCGGTGCGGAGACGACCAGCGCCGCGACCAGCCCGATCCAGACGAATGTTCGTCTCCGCATAGCCCTACTCCTTGTCGTCGAGATCCGCGTCGTCGTCGCCGAGCGGATTCGCTTCGCCTGTGGGCCGGCTTGTCACCGATCCGACCGCACCCGGATTCTGCTCAACCATCCGCTGTCGGAGGATCTCGTCGTGCTGCTGCGCGATGGCTTGGTTCGGCGTCGTCGTGCGCTCCGGTGTCTGCGGATCGACCAGGCGCATCCAGCCGCGTTGCAGCCGGCGCCGGCGTGTCCGGATCTTCGCGGTCGCGCTGCCCACGACACGCCCGTAGTCGCCGGTGACTTCCTCCTCAACGAAGCGATCGTGATCGGCGTCGGAGAATTCATCCATCGACGCAATCGTGAACACGTCGCCGACGCGTTTCCGCTCGTGCCCGTAATAGCCCACATTGACCGCTTCGACGCGAATCCCACCGGCCGATCCGCGCGCCGCTTGCCGGTTCGTCGCGTTCTCAGCCGCGGAGGCTCGGCCCTGGTCTGGACCTGTTGCTGGCCCGCGCGGGATCGGCGGCTGTGTGGACGTGACGGACGGAAGCGGTGCGGATTCTCCCGGTCCGCGGGCGTGCTGCTGCGATTTCGCCATTGCTGTCTTTCTCCAGAAAGGCGCCGGCCGCCTCGATGACGGCCGGCGCGGTTAGCCGCTGATCGCCTATGTCGCGTAGCCCTTCGCGTACGCGGTCCACTCCTCGAAGAACGACCGCGGCATCAGACCGGCCGTGACCGTGATCGTCGGCGTGGTGCCGCCCACGTCGTAATTGAGGCCGATATAGCGCTGCACCGGCGTGCCGATCGGTACTTCGATGAAGTGCCGTGAGCCCGCCGTCAGGCTCGCCGCGAGGATGACGCGACGGCTGAGGACGGTTGGTGTCGACAGGTCCGCGCTCGCGCTCGAGATGACCTCGAATGCGTAGGTTTCATCTCCTGTCGTGCTGTCGGCGGCGACGTCGACGGTGATGCCGAACCCAACCGGCTCGCCAGTGCCGATCTTGTTCTTCACCGTCGGGTTGCCGAGATCGATCGTGTTGGTGCTGACTGCGTCGGCCGCGATCGCCTGCGCGTCGGACACCAGCAACAAAGCATCCATGAACATTGCTGACTCCTTGGCTATGCCCGGAATTGGGCCGACGAACTAGACGACGCGCGCCTCTGTGTTGAGAATCGCGTCCACCCGCCGGATCGGCACATCGCCGAACATGAGGACGCGCTTCCCTGCGAAGTTGTCGTAGGTGAGCCCGCCGCCGGCCGCGACGTCGGTGCGTGCGATCTTGCGGAGAATGCGTCGCGCCCGACGGTTCATGTAGAAGACGCGCGTCCCGAGATCGTTCGGGATCAGTTCGTCCGCCTGCTCCATGAAATCCACGAGGTCGGGAGGGGTCGCGCCGAGCAGATCGCTGGCATCGATGTTCGCGATCCGGATGACGTAGCGCCAGTCCTTGACCACGAGTCCCGTCTGCCAGACGTACCGCTCCTGAAGCGCGCGCATGCGGTTACCGGCGATCCCGGCAGTGACCTCGACGGTCGTCTCGCCGAAATCCTCATGCGTGAGCCCGGCCTTGCTGCCCTTCGGGAAGATGCCGTGTACGGTCTCTTCCCCCCAAGCCACCAGCCAGATGCTCGTGTTGTCGCTGCCCGTGCCGCCGCCGTCAACGATGTTGCTGCCGTTGCCGGCCGAGAGCAGTGAGTAGCGCGGGGCCAACCCGGTGAACTCTTCCGGCGCGAGGCCTGAGTTGCCATAGATCAGCGTTTGCGCGACCTCCTGGTTCATCGCCTCCAGGAAGGCTTTCGACTCGGAGAGCCGGAACGAATTGACGTTGCCGTTGAGTATCGCCAGCGCCTTGTCGACCTCCGACCAGGCTTCGAGCATGCCGGCCTGCTCGTCGATCTGCGCGGTCTGCGACTTACTTGGCGGTACGCCCTGGTTGAGCATGCGCCAGTAGACGGTGGGCAGTCCGGTCCGGACCGTCGTGCGGTGCCCGGTCGGGAGGTTGCCTTCCTTGAATTGCGCGTCGAGCAGTATCTCGTTGGTCTGCGAGAGCAGTTCGACGATCTTCGGGACCTTACCATCCGGATCGAGGCGCTTCGCCCAATCGTTGAGGGTCAGCGCGCCCGTGGAGAGCGTTGCGCCGATGACTAGGAGCTCGATACCGTGCCCGCTCAGCCATGCGCCAATATCCGGAGCGTGGGCCAGGACTGGAGACGAGGCCGCGCTGAGCGCATCCGAGAGCGCCAACACGCACGCCGCGATGAACAGTGCCAATCGAAACATAGCGTCACTCCTCCGCGTGCGGAGCTAACCGGCTTTCGCCGCCTCTTCCTGGACCTTCTTCGACGAGGGATGATCGTAGAAGCCGTCCGCAGTCGAGCCGCTCACGCGTGGCGCTTGTCGGCCACGCACCGGTGTGTCCTCCGCCGCCAGTTTGCCGACCGTCGCGAGAAACGCGACGATCGAAAGTTCACTCCCGAACCCTGTCCGTTTCAGGTTCCCCATGAACCGCTCGCGGAGCCGATGTCCTTCCGGAAAGACCTTGTCGATCGCGAGGTTCGCGAGTCGTTGTGTCTCCGTCAGATGATCGCCACCGAAATCGGCGTCGCCCTTCGTCTCCGTCTCGAACGTGGCAATCTGGCCCTGCCGAAGCTCGTCATCGAACTTCAGCATGTCGGTCAGTTCCGCGTTCGCCTCGTCGTTGGTCCAGTCGTTCGCGCGCGCGATCGACTCGACGCGTTCGAGGAGTTTTTGAGGAACCGATGCTTTGCGGTCGTCCTGGACAGTGAACGCGTACTTCTCAGGAGCCTTCGGCTGAGGCTTGACCTCGCCGTCCTTGCCCTTGGGTTCCGCTGCTGCCGCTGCCGCCGCTGCCGCTTGCTCTTCCGCCGTGCCCTGTCCGCCGGTTTTGGTCTCACCGGGTTTCGGAGCCTCGCCCGCCTTCACTGCGCCTGACGCGTCGGGTTGCACCTGTGCGCCGGCTGCTTCATTCGCCATTGGTCCCTCCGCTTGCTGCCGCGGCTGGCGTATGTACCGCCGCGTTCTCCGTCTCTTCGAGGCGTCGCCGCGTGCGCCGTTCGCGTTCCAGCCAGTCGAAGAGTTTCTCGTCGGCCGCGATGCATTCGGCCTGAATCTCCAGCGCGAAGTTCCGTCGCCCTTCGCGGAAATACACGACCGAGCCCGAATGGTCGAAACT